AAATATGATCCTTTGCACATTTAATATACTCATCAATTTGTTCTTGAGTATATTGTATTTCAACTCCGGCTTTCTTTAATAAAGGATTGTCTCTGTAAGAATCTTTATTGTCCATTATTTTCCTTTAACATTTTGGACAATTCGGTTGTTGAACCCACAAATATGGCTTTATCTATTTTTGTATCACCGTTTTCTTTCTTCTTACCATCCATTTCTCGCATTTCTTTTTGCATTTTAAGAAGTCTGTCATTTGCTTCTACCATGTTTTTTAACAATGTGCCGTAAACTTCAAATGCTCTTGGATGTTGTCCTGCTTTTGCAATCTGTAATATTTCATCCATGGCATCTTTGCCTTGTTCTATTATATCTTGAAGATTATCTTTAGATTGTTGATAAGCATCTTTAAGGTCTTCTTTTAAATTCAAACCACAATCTTCTTCTCTTTTGATTGGTATCAATGGTTGTTTTTTTTCTTCCACTGGTGTCACATCAAAAATTTTTTCCATATTTTTATCAAAACTATTCATTTTTTTATTCAATATACCTGTAAATAACTGAATCAAAAACCCAAGTATAAACTTCTCCAGTGTTTGCCATAACAACTCTGTTGACCAAACTACCGGTTCTAGGATCTTCTATAAATGGATAGGGCAAGGTTGTTCCAGATACATTAACGCTAAATCCACCTGGATTTATATTTTTAATGGTATAAGTTTTTCCAGTTCTTACATTTGGAGATAGATTTACAACTATATTTGCACCAACTGCATTTGGATTACAAAGAATTATGTCATCTACAAAAGATGCGGTTATGGTTGGAATTTGAACTGTTCGAACATCTCTGTATCCTGGTGCTAAAGTTGATCCTAAATTTGTGGATGTATCAACTAATGATATAATACCATTTTGACTAAATGTCCAGTTTATAGTATTTGATGATATGACAATTTCTTTAACACCTTCTTTTAGATATACTGCGGTGTTTTGTGTATTGATAACAATACCTTCATAATCGACGAATACGATGTTTGTGTTTGCCCAATTTAATTGAGCCCATTCATAATCATGTTGAGCAAAAACATCAATACCATTAGCATCTTGAACATGTCCTATTCTTGTATTACAATAAATATTTTGTACATTTGATCTAAAAATCAAATCACCAACCATTACATCACCAGTTTTTGAAACTTTTGTATTAGCTGCATCAAATGCCGAATTAGCTCTCACTCTAGCAAGATTATCAGCGACTAATGGTGTACTGAATAATTGTGTAAAATTATTGTTTATTTTTTGAGCAGCAACCCTTATTGTATCACCTTTACCATCATTTGGTATTGTGCCTAAACTTAATACTTCTTGAGCCATTTTAAATGTTTTCCCTTATTGATGATGGATAATAATTCGAACTTGAATCCAATGTGATAGTGGTACTGTCCATAGTGTATCTATCCGAATCAATTGTTGCAACCGATACATCAATTCTTGCATATTCATTTGGTGTCGTGCTGTATGATGTGTAAGTATAACTTGCATTTGTTTGCAAAGATAATATTGGTGTTGTTGAGTTAAAATTTCCTTTAATATCCGTAACTCTTAAAATATTTAAAGAAGGTATCCATTCTTTAACTATTCCTGTGGCAGTTGCCGTTCCATAAGAATAACCTTGATAAACTGTATTACCTTTTCCATAAAAACCGGATCCATTTACAGGACTCATTACAAAAGAAACAACATCTTCCGATGTATTTAAACTATATATTGAACTAATTGTATGTCTAATTAGATTTGCAGAAGATTGTTTTCCAAAAATAAATCCTTTGACAGTAAAATTCAAAGTCCAAATTATCATTCTTGTTTCATCTTCTCTTGGACCTTCATAAAATATTTCGTGATTGGCTCTATTTAAAATAATAGGCACTTCACGAATTGCTCCCATTTCTGGAATTAAATTTAATTTTATTGTATAATCTGGTGTAAAAAAAGGTATAATATGTTCAATTAATTGATGTGAATCTTCTATGTTCCTTGTATAAAGGTATAAATTAAAATCAAAATTATATGGTACAGGATTATATTGTGATAGTGTTCCGGAATTTGTTTGTGCAAAATTTTTAACATTTGTGTTTAATTTTCTGGAAGAATCGTAATCCATTGATATCATTTCGAACGACATTCTTGGTAGTGCTATTTGAACTTTTTTGTCCAAATTAGGATCATCTTCCAATCGCAACACATATCTTTCTTTTGGTGCATATGCAATGGGTACCAAAACTCTTTCTGATTCGGTATTATCTGTATTATATCTGACAAGAGTTATATTATCGAATAAGTTTCCAAATCCAATAATTAATTTTCTTATGATTCTATTATAGGTTGGTACTGACATTATAACGATCCAAAAGAATTAATTTCTGAAGTAACAACAATACTATTGGCTTGATTGTCTATGTATTGATTATCATATGTTGAATTTCTAGTAGAATCTTTCAGTGGATCATAGGTATTCAATGAATATCTTGCATTGCTTGCTGCGCCAATAATAATTACATTGTCTTTAAATTCTCCAGCTATATTTGTTACTGAAAGAATATTGTTTGGTTTGTTCCATTCTTGAACAATGCCAATTGCTGTTGCGTTGTTTTGTGTTTGGTCACTTGATTGAAACACAATTTCTTTTGCGTTATATTGGCCTGTGCCATTATTTGCAACATTTAAATCGATTGTGTATGCTGATTGTGTAACTATGTCATCAATATCTTCAACACCTGTATCTATAATTTCTTGAGAATATTTGAACTTCTCTAGTTGTAATTCGTAGAAAAATGGTATCTTTCTTCCTAATGTAAAGAAATCTTTTGTATGGTCCACAAACTTAATTTCAAATAATTCACCAGTTCCATTTAAAAAAGGAACATAAATCAAATCACCTTCTCTTGGTCTTGTAAAAATGTTTTGTGGAACTCTTTGAGAAAATGATCTTTTTGATATGATTATATTAACATTATTTTTTATTTCTAAACCAAATTTGGAAAAAAACTCTCTTTCTCCACTATACTCAAGTGCTGAAGACAAATAAAATTCAACAGGAAAAGCAGATTTGAATTTTTTTATTGGATCTTCACCAAAAAGAATATCTCTGGCTTCATCATTATTATTTGGCAAATAATATGCATCTGAACCCATAATCTTGATTGACTCAACAATCAAGTCTTCAACGACTCTTTGTTCAGAGTGTGAGTTGTAGTTGTTAAAATACACCGAGGTCGCAATTTTAGGTTCCTACTTTCTTTCTATATTAATCAACATTTTGAGTTATTTTTTTACAGGAATAACCTTTATATGATTTATTGTATTTTGCCAGTTGAGACATTGAACCTCTATGTAAATTGTTTTTTCTACAATATTCTGCTAAATTTTTAACAAAAATATTCTCACCTTTTGGTGTTGTTATTATCCAGTTTCTTGATATGCTGTCAGTTACTTTTTTCAAATATTCTTTTGTAAATCTATTATTTAATTTTTCTTGATGTTCTTTGGTTCTTTTAACATTTTTGCCTTTCATCATTTTACTGTGTTCTGGTCTTTTTTTACCAAAAAAAGGGTGTTCTTTACCTGATAATCTTTTTGCATTTCTACTACCCAGTAAAGACAATTCATATACAAGTTCTTCTTTGTCTATTATTCCGGCTAAACCTTTCCAAGCCAATTCATCTTCTTTTTTACCATATTTTTCCCATAGTAAACGGTGAGCTTCTGCATGTTCTTCAACCGTAAGCTCAATTAGATTGGAAGGATCATCCGTACCTCCCATGTGTTTTGGTATAATATGGTGTTTGTGTTTCATATTAATTTAGATAGAAGTCTACCACTCCTCCGTAATTATTTTCCATTTCGTTTTCCAATCGTCTGATATTTTCTTCAGCTGTATCAAAAATTTCTTTGCCATTTAATAAAACACCACCAGGTAATTGAATTCCACCAAATTTTCGTAAATTTGCACCCCATTGTTTGCGAATCAATTCTGAAGTGTATTCTTTCAACCAACGGTCATTCCATACTTGTCCATAAAAATTTGGATTAAGTGTGGTGTAACATTCTAATACCGCAGTTGTTCCTACTGGTGCTTGTGAAGAACCCCAAGCCCAATCAATGTATAATCTTTGCATATGTCTTTGAAAACGAATTGGTATTTCACCTGTAAACATTAATTCCAAAGAACGCAAGTGTTGCATGGTTAAAGTATAGTTGATGTATGATGCAGAGGTGAAATCGTACAATTCATTTAATCTTAATTGATATCTCAGATCAAACATATTGATTGATGATTGAGAATCTTGAATTGGAAATATTCTAGTTACACCTAAAATCGTGGTTGCATTGTTAGAAGAATCTGTAATGTTTGACATATCCAAATATTTGTTGTTTATGTCAGTTTGTGTAATTGGATGAATATAATATACCTTTTGCATACCATCAAAATGATAGTCTTGCCAATATTGCAAAGCATCATCGATACGATCTTCTACTTGATCGTCATCAACATTAATTTCGATGACTGGAAAACCCAATCTTCTTAAACAATATTCTTTAAATTCTGATCTTGTTGTTATTGTGGTCATTTTTTGTCCTTTATGGACTATTTATTTACTTTAAAATGCGTATGATTTTTTAGAATAAAGAAAAGAAAGCACTTGTTGAACTTGGTGCTGTGTTTGGTGTATAAACAATAATAATACCACCACTGGCGCCATTTGCACCAGCTGCAAATCCCGGAGCATTTGCATCTCCTGCGCCGCCGCCACCTCCGGCGCCGTATTTTCCGCCTGAACCACCCGGTGATCGATTTGATCCAGTTGAACCTCCTCCAGATCCACCACCACCGCCACCAAAAGAATTTAATACATCTATACCATCACCACCTGTTTTACCCAAAACATAGCCACCAGCTGCGCCACCTCCAGAAAAAGCATCAGTTGTAGAAGTGCCTCTTCCAAATCCTAAAGCATTATTGCCTCCTGCATTGCCGCCATTAACTAGACCTGCACCACCAGCAGATCCTCCGCCGTTACCGCCGCCGCCACCGCCGCTCGTGGCCCCAGTACTAGCTATACCCGCACCACCAGCACCGCCAATGCCTAATGGTCCACCAGCGCCGCCGCCACCGCCACCACTTGTTGTCGGTGCTGCACCACCTGTTTGCGGACCTCCATTTCCTCCAGCACCACCATTAAATGTTGCACCTATACCTCCAGCACCTCCAGCACCGGCCGGTGCTCCACCGCCTCTTCCACCATAAGCAAAATGTGAC